ATCACGAGCTGCGTGTCCGGTTAGTTTACGCTTGTAAAGATCATCTGCAAGACGCATAAAGTTATCCCAAGATAACCCTTGTCCTACGTTGTTTAGATCTTCACGGAGAGGAACATCTTTTACTCCAAAAGTATGAAGTTTATCCAAACAGATTCTAACGCCTTCGAAGAACTCATCAAGGCCTTCATTCATAGCCTCTTCGATAATTTGCTCTTTCGCAAGTCGCGAATTGTCTGCTTCTAGTTTTTGGATTATGTCCTGTGGTTGTGTCCTCATTATGCTGCCTCCACGATATCCATTGCCCATTGGTCCCACGGTTCTGTTTCCGTAGCCTTGAGCAAGTTAAATTGTACTGTAAATTTCCTATCCAATACGTCTTCTAACATAGCGTCTTTAATAACTCTAAGATCTGCTTCATCGTTAGTATCTATCCACAGTGTGCCGTGTTCCCAGTACATATTGGGAGCAACTGCATTCATTTCACGGAATTGACGATTGATTCGGTCAAGTGCTGTAGTTTCAAATGCCATAGTGTTGCCTTTCTGTTTGCCTAATTATTAAAGTAATTATAGCAAAACAAGCAGCATTTGTCAACCTTTAATTAGAGAATTGCCATAAATCCTGGAAGATTGTTACCTGGTAAGTGACTAGGTGCGTGATATTGGAAATTAAACTTTAGATCGGAGAATGGTTGTGTTTTTAATTTGAGTGTTCCGTCACTAGCAATACTGATATGTCCAATAACAGCATCAGCTTTGTTTACAATATCTGTCATCATATCCTTGTATTGATCAGCTTCGTTACCCTGTTTGATGTAATTAAGTAATCCAATACCTAGACTATATGTGATAATGTCTGCACCGCCCTTAGCTGGATTGATATCGTAACTAGGCTTACCTGCTTGTTTAGGTTTAGGTGCAGGCTTGTCCTTTGGTGGGTTCATATAATAGTTGCCGTCTGCAGGAAGTCCTACTGGCTTTCCCCATTTTCCAGAGGTCATCATAGGATAGAACGTGTTAAGGAAGGTACTATAATCTTCTTTACCTGTTTTTGCATCAACAGCATCTATAAGCTCTTGATGTGATCCTACGTCCTTTCCTATAATGTTCTTAAGGGCTTTGTATTCAGCAGTGTTTGCCTTGGCAACTGCACGTATGATCTTGTCTACATTCTTTCCGCCTGTTTTAGGATTGAATTGATTAAGGATTGCAAAACGTTTCTTTGTATCCTCATCTGTATCATCTTCCATTGCGTCTTCAAACTCGTCCATATACTTTGCAACAGCACGGAAACTTGTACCACTTCCTGTAAGTGCCTTAACGCTGATGTTTCCTTTGCCAGGTATTCTTACATCGACTAGAGCTTCGTTACCACTAGGCAACTCTGCTTGGTCACTGTCGTCCATCATCAAGATAGGAGCAAGTATCTCTCCAAAGTCTTGACTCAGTGTGCCTAGATAAGGCATAACGTGTTGCATCTGTTCTTCGGGTAGTTTATTTGTGCCACCCTGCACTGCATTGTCTAATAGGCTCAACAGTGTGTCTTTAAGCATAGGATCTTTATTCGTGTACTTCTTTTCAACGGCAGCTTTCGTTTTAGATACTAGGTCACTTTTGCTATACATACCCCCGCCCAAACCTAAGCCAGTTGGCGAAAGTTCTTTACGAGCAATACCTCTGCTATTTTCATCATCCTTGTTCAGCCCTTTAAGTCCGATAACAACTGTGTGTAGCACACCGTCTTTCTCGAATGCATAAACAGGATAGCTGCTAGAAGCTGTAGACTGTTTGATGTCAGGTGCTTTCTCTTCGCCGCCTATCTTTTGGATAGCTGCCTTAAGCTCTGCAATAGAAACTCCAAATGCTCTGATATGCCTAACAGCCTTAACTCCGCTTGCGTTTTGTTGATCAAAACGTCCTTCGGGCTCTGCCTGTTGTAGCATTGGAATAATCTTTTTGATGTCTGCAAGATCTGCGTAGTTCTTAGCTTCTTGCGGATCATTTTCTGTCATTTCAAACCATCTCATACTGTTATTTATTCTGTCCATAATACGTTCAGATATATTGACTGTCAAGTCTTTTTACTATAAAATACAAATATGAAGAAAATAATTGTAACAGGAGGCTTAGGCCTAATAGGACACAACGTGGTGCGTAAACTTTTAGATATGGGCCACGAAGTATTCATTATAGATAACTCTACAAACTACGGAATCATTCCTGTAGCAGAGTTAACACATCTAATGAAATTAAGAGCAGCAAAGATCCCTGGTGTGTTTACCTACAGTATGGATCTAGCACAAACACAAGAAGTTGATAGGGTAATTAGCAATATCAAACCTGATATTATTATCCACCTAGCTAGCTTTCCAAGACAGAAAGTAGTTAATGCTGACCCTGTACTTGCTAGTAAAGTTATGAGTACAGGTCTGTTGAATATGCTAGAATGTTGTAAGAAGTATGAAATTGAAAGAATAGTTTATACTTCTAGCAGTATGGTATACGGAGACTTTGATGATTACGTAACTGAAGATGCAGTGTGTAATCCAAAAGGCCAGTATGCAATTATGAAACTCGCAGGCGAATGGCTTATTAGAGATTATGCTAAACACGGAGTAGCACACACTATTATAAGACCAAGTGCAGTGTACGGTCCACTTGATGTTGAAGATAGAGTTATTAGTAAATTTTTATTAACAGCAATGAAGGGCGGAACTCTAAATGTAAATGGCGAACACGAAACACTAGACTTTACTTACATCGATGATGCAGTCCAAGGCATTGTAGATGCAAGTCTAAGTGATGCTACCAAGAACAACACATACAACATTACAAAGAGTCATAGCGTTACACTTGCTAGAGCTGCTCAATTTGCAGTTGAACTAGCAGGTAGAGGCACAATTAACCTACGTGAGAAGGATGACGACTTTCCGAGCAGAGGCGCATTAGATATCACAAAGGCAAGGAAAGACTTTGGGTTTGATCCTAAGGTTGATGTAGAAGAAGGCTTTAGAATCTATTATGATTGGCTAAAGAATGATGACTACTACAAACGTTTTTTACTTGACAACAACTAAAGTTTAACGTATACTTTAGAAAATTTTATTAAAGGAAGCACACAATGGCACTAGTACCAATGGTAATTGAATCGACCCAAAAGGGCGAGCGAGCATTTGACATTTACAGTCGTCTGCTTAAAGAACGTATTATTATGCTTAATGGTCCTGTCGAAGATCATATGGCATCACTTATTGTATCACAACTATTATTCTTAGAGAGTGAAAACCCAGGCAAAGATATTAGTATGTTTATTAACAGCCCGGGCGGAGTAGTTACTGCTGGTATGAGTATCTATGACACTATGCAGTTTATCAAACCAGATGTTAAAACATATGTAATGGGACAAGCCTGCTCGATGGGTTCTTTGTTAGCACAAGCAGGAGCAGCCGGTAAACGTTTTATGCTTCCAAATGCACGTCATATGATTCACCAGCCAAGTGGTGGCGCACGTGGCCAGGCAACTGATATGCAAATTGCCGTAGAAGAAATCCTAAAGATGAAAGAGAATCTTACAAAGATTTATGAAAAGCATAACAGCAAAGGCAAGACCTATGATGAACTTGTAAAAGATATGGAACGTGATAACTTTATGAGTGCAGAAGAAGCACTAGAGTACGGACTAATCGATAAGATTGTGGAGGAACGTTAATGCCTATTCCAGAACGTGTAACAGTGCCAGTTGGCGAACCAAAAGACCCTAGCAATAAACATTTTTATATCAGTCTTATAAAAAGTGCGTTACGTATCGTAGGTTGCACAGCAGTGTTACTAGGCGGCAGCATAATGTACCTTGCAGCATTGTTTCTACTCGCAGAGCTATTGGGTATTGCGGAGGAACTGTAATGAACAAGGAAGTTTTACAACAAGGCAAAATTGATCATCATTGGGGATTTGAACTTAACTGGGCAAGCAATACCAGTTACACAGGAAAACTTCTAGTGTTCAAAAGTGCAGGCGACAGTACAGAACTAATGATTCATAGAGAAAGACGTAAGAGTTGGTTTGTGAATGCAGGAAAATTCCGTGTGCATTTTGTAGATGTGAAAACAGGACATCATAGAGATGTTGTTATCGAAGAAGGTAAAACTGTAGACATTGGTGAAATGACTCCGCACAAACTTGAAGCTCTCACAGACGATGCAGTAGTATTCGAAGTAGGTACTCCGCATTACGGAGAAGATGATTTTCGTCTTAGTCCAGTTCCTGGACAGCCTGAAGAGCAATAATTAGATCTTCAATCATTCCATCAGTGTGAAACGGAGTAGGCGCAAAACGTAGTCGTTCTGTGCCTTCTGCAACTGTAGGATAGTTAATAGGTTGCACATAGATGTTATGATCATTAAGCAATGCATCGCTCATTTTCTTGCAGCGTTTTGCATCACCTACCAATACAGGAACAATGTGTGTAGTAGCACACTCCATAACTTCAATACCATTTTTAGTTAAACGGTGTTTGAGTTTCCTAGCACGTTCTTGATGTTTATCTCTAAGCTCATTATGTTCTTTTAGATATTTGATTGCTGCCATTGCACCTGCACAAGTAACAGGACTCATACTTGTTGTGAAAATAAAGCCGGAAGAGAGTGAACGAATAGCATCAACAACTTCTGCATCTGCTGCAATATAGCCGCCTTGGGTTCCAAAGGCCTTCCCTAGAGTGCCATTGATTATATCAATACGGTTTTGTAACCCTAGCTTCTCCGTCCACCCTCCACCGTGATCACCGTAGAGTCCTACTGCGTGAACTTCGTCAATATAGGTAATTGCTCTATATTTGTCTGCAATGTCACATATCTCTTTCATTGGGGATATGTCGCCATCCATTGAATATACGCTTTCAAAAACAATACAAGGCTGTTGTCCTGCAAGCACAGCACTTGCACACAGTTCGTCTAATTGATCTAAATCGTTATGCTGCCAAATAATTTTAGGTGCTCGACTATTACGCATACCTTCAATAAGAGATGCGTGATTCTTGCTGTCGGATATGAATACAATGTTTGGATATATTTTAGCAAGCGAAATAAGGCTCCATTCGTTTGCTACATAGGCACTGGTAAAAAGTAAAGCCTTTGCTTTATTGTGTAAGGTAGCAATTTCGTGTTCGAGAGCTACGTGATAGTGCGATGTACCACCTATGTTTCTTGTACCACCAGAGCCACTGCCTGTTTGGTCAAGTGCAGTATGCATCGCATCAATCACTACTTTGTGCTGGCCCATACCAAGATAGTCATTTGAACACCAATTCACAATGTTTTTAATATTATATGGTCCGTACCAAATAGCGTTAGGGAACTCCCCTCTTTCACGCACAATATCATTAAAGACTCTGTAGCGTCCGCTATCTTTTAGATTTTTTAGTAGGTCGTTGATTGGTTTTTTGTCTATCATTATATGCTCTGTTATCTATGTAAATAGGCTGTCCGAATTGATTTGTGTAATAGTAGATACCTTGTTTGGCAAGCTCATCATCAGCTGCATTCACGAATTGCCAAAAACGTTTTATCCATTCAAACATAATAGTGTATTTAACTAAATACTTAGCAGGAGAAAACAATGTCGGCAAATGGAATATCACACGAAACACTGAAAAGAACAAGACAAGACAGAAAGCTAGAAATAGCAGAAGCTAGCCGCCAAGGTAAAACGGTCGCTGATGATGGTACTATAAGCGGTTCGGTAGATTCTAGTGCTACAAGTTATAGAACAGCCAACACATTAGATGCTACACTACTGCCTACACGATATAATGCAACTAGCAACACTGGTGCTCTTGTAGATAATGCAGGATCCTTAACTGCTGGGCGTCCTTGGACATAAGGTAAATAGTAGTATGCGCATTGATGAAGTAATTAAAATTAACATTCCAATCAACATCGATCTTGACGGATCGGGTGAACCAAAAGTAAGTGTAGCTGGCAAAGATGCTGAAGAGCTAGATGATAATCCTGTAATGGTTCCACCGCAGCAACAAGAACTAGAACTTAAAAAAGCTGAACAGGGCAAAGAATCTCCTGTTGCAGACAAAATCACACAAAGCGATGATCTTGGTAATGAAGAAGATGACGATCAAGATGATAGCGTTGACAATATCAAAGCCCTAGCCGGACTCGTACGCTAATATACGATAAATACTCAAAAGCAAAGAGTATTTAATGGCGAATTTTACTGTAGATTTTAGAGGATCAAGACGTAATTTTGGTGATGGAGCCACTAGGCTAGCACCAACAGACGTTCTGTGGTACGATCACGACACACAAACAATTAGAGTAGGTGACTTAGATACACCCGGCGGCATTATTATTGCTGGAAGCAGTTATCTTGGCGCTGGCGGTGGCGGTGGTGATGATCACGCTCGCATTATTTTTGAAATTGCAGGTGACAGTGATCAATTCCGTGATAGCGTACAGTTTAGAGATGAAGATAGTGGCATTAACACTATCCGCAGAGTATTCTTTCACAACGATCAGTTGCGTGTAGAACTTGCCAACTTTACACCAACTGTTAGTGCTAGTGGACAAAGCCTTAGTTGGGACGTAGCTGCATCGCAGTTTACAGTTACAGTAACCAACCCAGACGATTATGACAGCCAATTTATTTCTGAAGTTGCAAGGATTGGTAGTGCGACAGGTGTTCACGATACTCTAAGTGATTACACAACATTAGGTCCTAGTGTAACACCAGATGGTGGCGTAGATTGGAATCAAGATTTCACAACAAATGCAACAGCAACTATTGTTTCAAATGGCACAGGACTTACAGGTGGTAGTGCAAGTGCAACTATTTTCTTTAATGAGAACGATGGTACAGAATGGACTGATAGTTCAAATATATCTTATAATTGGCAGAGCGCAAGCAGCAGTATTAGCTTTGCTAGCCTTACAGGAAAGAACTTCTTAGAAAGCTACAGCACAGTGGGCTACACAGTTTCACAGAGTGGTGTGAGTAGTGCATCAAATTACAGTCACGCTGTGACAGGAACTGGCGGAGGTCTAAGCAACAGTTCAGGCAGTGGTACAATGACATTTACAGATGTGCTACACAAAGACAACAACTCAGGCAGAAGCGTAAGTCTAACAACTACGTTTTCAAGACCTGCCGCAGTAACAGGGACAGCATACACAGTGGACAACGATGTATCAGATACAACTATATCAGCAGGGTTTACATACCCTAGCTTCTATATCTTCACAGCCAATACAAGCACACCTCCTACTAGAGCAGATATTATTGATGGCTACGACTTTGACAGTGCAGTTACAGAGCTGGGAAACCAAGCCAGGGTTATTAATCAGTTTATTACAAACTCAGGCGGGGTACCAAGAGCATTCTTCTTTGGCGTAAGAACTAGTGCTACACAGCCTACAACATTCAAGACTGGTGCTAGTGCGAGTTTGCTGTCAGACGTTGCTGTCACAACAGGCAACACAGTTTCACTAGAACCTGACTCACCGTACTCAGGATATACAGCAGAAGGCTATACCTTGTACGGTATAACACTACAGGCAGGAGATACCTATGTCAGTATCAGTTAGGGAGCGTAGATGAGTACTAACTATGATGGCTTAACACGGAACACGTGGCCAGGTACTTGG